AGGGCATTTGCGGCGAGACCAAGAAGGTCGGTATCCGTAGTCAAACCGATGTCACCACCATCTACTAACAAGTCGCCGCTTAGGGTCAACATGCCGGTAGAATGCGTGGCGGTAAAGTTACCATTGGCGAAGTTGATTACAGCACCAGACGCTAGAAATAGGTCGCTCCATCCAAGCGATGATGTTCCAAGAGATGCGCCATCATTTATGGCGGGATTAGCTGCGGTTATAAAACCCGGTGATGTATTGAAGACAAGCGCGCCTGATCCTGTTTCATCCGTAATTACGGATGAAAGTCCAGCGCTTGTCGTAACAGCAGTAAAAGGGTTGCTTCCATTACCTACAACAAGCCCTGAGAGGTAGGATACTCCGGTTCCGCCGTCGGAAACAGATACGTCCGTTCCTCCTGTACGATATATATAAGACCCACCAATTGTTACCGATGAGTTCAAATCAGCGGAAGCTGCTGCGTTCGCAGTAATTGTGAGAAAGTCTGTCCAGGTACCGTCGGAAAGATTGTATCCAGACAACTTAAGCACATCCCCAGTAAAAATCCCGGTAGCGAGTCCAAACGAGGAGCCTTCGCCGTATAGATAATTGTCTGCTGGTGTATCTGATCCAGAAAGAATACTGCTATCTTTTACAAGGGAGCCGGTTATTCCATCCCAAAGAACTACGGCGTTGTTAGTTGAATAGATGGGACCTCCAACTAGACCTGCATCGCGAGCACTTTGTGGAATCCATTCCCCGGAATATGCATCGTAAGCGAGCACATCATTATCATTCGTTGTAGACGGCTCTACAACATCTCTAAGGAGAATTCTTTTCCATTTTAACATCCCATCATTATCTATTAGGTTCCAAAATAGATTTGTATATGATCCGCTCGATGTAACTCGAAGTTCGCCGAAGAAGCCGTCATCATTCTCTGTACTAGGCAACATATCTACAATGGTTGGGACGATATGTTTTTCTATCTCAGACAAAATGAGTTGAAGCGCATGTATCATCCGCTTCGTATCGGATAGACTCGGCGACAGATTAGGAAGGACGGGCATGCTTCACCTACGGAATCTGTTTAAGAGACCAAACTTATCCCTTCTCGTACTCCACGACGATCTCTTGAATTTTCCCTAGCGCATTGCCCGATATTTCAAGCTGATGGGCGCGTCCCCTACTCCATAGACCAACACGATAATCCTTGTTCAATACGGGAAGATACGATTTAGACACGTCCGACGTAGAAGAGAAATTCTTGTAAAGTATGACGGACGTTGTTGTAGCAGTCCCTTGTTCATATATTACTCGAACGCCTGTTATTTTGGTTTCATCATCCCACATGTTCCAATTGGTTTTGTACTTACACGAGATTGCAGAACCGTTATCGGAGGTTCCTCGATTGTATTTATATAACCCGCCGTCCGATTTCCCAAACCACAACCCGCCAAACTCATAGACTTCTGAACCATCTACATTATCACTACCCTGAAAGCCATACCACCACATGAAAGAAGACGCGTTAATATTACTAAACCTCGTCCAGTAACCAAACGTGGAATCAAAAACTAAGCACGTATCATTGGATATTATAGAATATTTAATACCACTTGTTATGTTTAAGGATATTTGCTCTACTACGATTTCATCTGTGGTATCTGATATTGAAGTAACCATCCCTATATTATCTGGGTTCGTACTCGAAGATGAAGACGTAAAACAAAACATCCCCGGTTTTACCTTAGACAAGTCCCACCCATTATTATCTTTTATTTTAAAAGTACCTGCCCCGCCTAACGAACTAAAGATTATTGGTGAGGTGGACGTAATTGTTGTATTTGCACTGGATTCTGTTACTGGGGTTCCACTTGGAAAAGACAACCAGTATTGATTTCTGTACCTTACAGCGCAAAGAATATACTTCCAAGACTGACGCAAATGAGAAATCAAGTTGTTTATAGGTCGAGATATAACTTCGGCAGTGGAACCATTTGTTCTCCAAATCTGATTGTCTGTTCCAACGTAGTATATGTAATCGCCCATGTCCACTATTGTTCTTGGATAAGCGCACCCTGCGGCACTCAGATTAGACGATATGTCTATATTAGCAATAGAATCCCCTCTTAATACAAATATACGTCGTTCTGTGAATACCAATAATCCCCCACCGCCGGGGATTAGCTCCAACCCGGTTATAGTATCCGATGCAGAGCCTATTTCTATGCTGTTCTCTTGCGGGAACCAATCTGGAAACATTCCCGTAGTAGTCACCTTCGAGAACACAATGGTACGCGGAAGAATAACTGCCCATATCCTACCAGCATATCCTTTTGCAAAAGCCCAACGACGGGTCAATCGGTCGTGATCATCCGTATCATTCTCAGCACCTAGCGTATAAGACACCCCCCCGATAGTCGTTGCATCTACATCAACCGTTACGGTTCCCGTACCGGGAGTATGAGTAACTTCACCAACGAAGAATATGGATGCACTTTGAGCAGCAGCCTGCGTAGTTTGAGCGGTAGTACGATAAATTCGGAACTTATCCCATTGCCGGTCTACGTCTCTTGTCAAAGTAATTCTCACCCGTTTATCAGAAGCCGTTGTTTGAATTGCAATAGTGGACGTTGGCTTTGTTTCTATGCCGTAGTCACTGTTATAGAACGTATATGCAAACCCATACCAAGATAGTGTACTTAAATCTCCTCCTACAACCAAAGATAATGTTGGGTCGGTAGGAGCATCTCTTCCCAATGTATATCCCCTTAACGTAGAGGTACTATTCAAGTCAACCCACGCAGGATTCTCTTCATCACTACTAAAACCGATAAAGAATCTATTCTGAAAGACAAGGCCCCCACAAAATAGGTCTTCAATACGTTTCGGCTTGAAAGAAGCAGTAGGGCTCTTGGAGTAGTTAAGTATTTCTAAATATTCCGTAACGTGGGCTCTCTGCAATGCCGTGGTTGCTGCAATTGTTACGATGACGTTAGTATAATCTTTTTTCACCGTACTAGTGTACTGCGTATAATATCCTCTATACAAGTTAGTAACAAGCCCGCCACCAGGGGCAGATGTATGTAGAACCTTGTATCCTTTACGAGATATAAGTCTTCCATGTCGGTCAATCTCCAGGTTTTGAATATCATCAGCCCCGCCTTTTCCATCAAAAGCGGGGTCTGTGACAAGTCCTCTGCGGAAGTTTCTCAGTCGAAGAATCGGCATAGAAGCATTTCTCCAACTAGTATTTGGACTTCTTTTTTCGCTTCTTTACTCTCTCAGGAAGCCCTTTCGGAGATTGTCCTTCCACGAACTCCGCCGCTTCTTTTTTAGACGGGAGTCCCTTACGGGGTTTGATTCCACCTTCGGCAATCCCCTTCATCAAACGGAATTGCGCCTTGCTTTTAGCTGGCATTTGCGTCCTCCTTCTTTTCATCTGGTAGCTCGAAGCACCATTCGTCTATGTTCAGCTGAGCATCGGAGGAAATTCCCATTTCGTTTGCGATTTCAAACGCAACCACTTGAATCCTACGCGTCAATGACTCAATCATCATTTGAGCAACTTTTACTCGCTCTTGAATTTCGTCTGCTAAGTCCTTCCTCAAGCGAACTAACTCAGAAAGACGTGCCTTTTGCTCACCCTCTAGTAAGATTCTCATCGAGGATACTTCCTTCTATACAGGGTTAGCCGATAGTTCCACGTCCCGCCGGTCGTGCCAATTTTCTCTCTCACCCTCCAGAAAGCACCCGCCATCAATGATGTTGAAACGGTGCTCGACGCCATAGCCCCATCTGAACCGCCAGTACCAGCAACTGCCGTAGCCGGAGGAACGATAGGATACCGAATCACAAGAGGAGCCGTTGGCGAAGCAGTATGAGCCTGCTGAAGAGTGAAACATGCGTAGTCCCGGAAATATGCGTTCTCATTCGCACTTTGAACATAGATGTCCAGTTTATCTCCGGTACCGATGACCGTAGTCGCAACGACTAGTTCCAGTTCCCCATAGATGACTCCGCCGGGGACATGAACCGCCGAGGTAGTCTCTACGGACGTAGAATCCGTGCTCTCGAAGTCCTTGATGAGAGCAGAAATCAACGGCATGGCTATCTCCTATCCAAACGTACGAGGAAACTTGAATTGGGCAGGGTCCGCGGTCTGTCGTACATTCAAGCGTCTGCCTGCAGTTGGCAAGACATTACGTACAGCCCAGTAACCTTGTTGCCCTTCTCGATGCACCCACCGCTTCAAATCTTCTAGCCCCAGTACATACATCTGGTAGGCGTTGTCTACAATACTGCCTACGGTACCTCTCTTCCTCAAAGCCAACCAAATAGCATACCGAAGTACGACCTCCTCCACACGATAAGGAAGTTCCAAGATATCTGAATCAGAAGACATCGTTGCTGGCAACGCCGCGTAGTGGACGTAGATAGATTCATCTGATGTAGCCGCGTTCACCGTGAAAAGCATATCGTTTGCACTAACGGAGGACCAAGATGTCCCATTATAAAGCGCCGCCGTTCCATTCTCGTATCCGTTCCCACTATCGTATGCCCATGTCCAATAATTGTTATTAGGTGATGCATAGTAATTTGACTGCGCTGGTATTTCCGCTACTATCCAATAAGTAGTGTTTGCGGCTAAGCGAAATGGGTTGTTAAATACAAAGTGGTTCCAACCGGATTCTATAACAGAATCCTCATCCAAGGCGGCTTTGGCATAAAAATCCGCAAGCGTTCCGGAAGGAATGGAACCGTTATTCGTCTCAATACGAACAGTTATGTTTCCGAGAGGGGTACCGGTTTTCTTCCCAAGATAAAGCTTTACTGAACGAATGACTGTATCACGAGTAAGCTTGAATGATTGGGCAACCTTTTGCTCCGTGCCACTGATATTTCCAATGGCATAGGTTCCATCCGAAGCATCATCGAACTCAATCGCAGTGGTTTCATCGCCCTTTGTAGTTGGCGGGTTGATGAACATCACAGGACGATTCGCTTCCTTTTGAACTACACGATAGTAATCACCTTTCTCAAAGTTATTTCTAGTTCCTCCTGAGAGGGAGGAAAAAATCAACGTAGAAGCATTTGTTATAGCAGTAATGGTCGCTTCCGACCCATCTGTTACGTTGATGACTATATCTCCAACGGAAAGCGCGGCTCCCTCATCGTCTTTTACCGCGTTTCCTGCATCAAAAGCGTACTGAGCGCTACCCGTTCTGTCTGAGTCTACAAGCGTCGTAGCCGACCCACCCGTCGCAATTCCTTCCGTGATAATGCTACGACCGCTTCTATACACCTGATAGCCGTATGGAATCGTAGTAGTCACGCTATTCGTGATAGAGCCAATCATTGCCTGCAGCGAAGGGTCTTGTGGAAGAATATACCGAACCCCATTGTTCCAATATTCTACGAAGAGAACTTCCGCCACTTCGTATGGAAGCAAATACTCTCTTTGTTTTGGTATAGCTCGTATAACGTGAGTCTTTTGAAGGAGGGCTCTTTTGTCAGGAGTAATACACTCTGAACAGACAACCCGCACGGCATCATTTATGTCGTCGTTAAGCTCAGAGTCCAGCCATGTTCCGTCAAGTGACGTCTCCCCTGCGGAGTAGGGTTCCCCAATATACCGACGGAGGCGCGTTCGGAGCTCTAAAAGAGTTGTAGGCATCACTCGTTCCCTTAATGATTAGGTGAACGTACCATATTGAAGCTTCCACTCAACATTCCCGTCTGGTTTCATCAACGCGGGCTCATACCAAATGCCATTCGTTACAAGATGAACGTATGGCAAATCAGTACGGCAATAAACTTTGAATCCTGCCTTCCTTGCCTTTATGCAAAAGTAAACGTCCTCACCTACCTGTTTGCCCTCAGGAGTTCGTTCGGAGAACGAAAAGTAAGGCGGCTCGATGGATTCAAGTACTTTTCGTTTGATGAGCATACCAGCGGATCCTATGGCTTTCACCTCATAAAGCCCCGGCTTCCCTGCGGGAAATCCCGCATCGCATAGGTATTCACATTCTGACGAATCTTCTGCTTTTGAATCCACAAAAAACAACGGAATATGAGGCGGAATCCGTCGTGCCGAAAAGCCCGCGACAATATCCACATCCGAGAGTAATAGCTGAACAATCGTATCCGGCGGATAGACCATGTCCGCATCCAACATGAACAAGTGAGTATAGTCGCCCTTCAAGCACTCTTCGACCATCTCATTGCGCATCGTATCTAACTGCGCCCTACCCCAAACGCCATACGTCCAGTTAAACTTACGTAACTCGAAGAACGACTTAACAAAAGCTACGTGCATATATTCCCAAGAGCACGGGATTGCAATCAGCACGTTCGCTTCCTCTATAATACGTTTTTTTCTCACTTGGTCTGGACTATTACCAAAATAATATTTCGACAGCGACTCGTCCATAATTTTGGACAACTCCTCATGCGTAAACTTTACCTCAGGTAATTGTTCTTTCTCTATCTCTGGAATGCTTTCTATGATGTGTTTTATATCATTCTTAAGTTCGTTGGTTGCTCGTACATCCGTTCGTGATATTCTCAAACCAGCTGCATTGACTCGCATGACCATCTTCCTTCTCTCAGCACAGGTATCAATACAACCTTAGAAATATGACCGACAATCACGTCAGTTCTGCACCACAACTTGAATCCTGCATCTCTTGCTCTAACCGAGAAATATATGTCTTCGCTAACTATATTCCCGTTAGGTGCCTTTTTATTGTACGAGAACCATGGCGGTTTAATTTTTCTAAATACTTCCGTTCTTACCAATAATCCCCCTGCAGAAATTGCCCCTACCTCATATACTCCCATACCGGGCGGCCATTCAGGTCTCATCACGTAACGAGTTTCTGTATCTAACAAGAACAACGGTATATTTGGAGGAACTCTTCTAACACAAAAAGAGCATATTATATTCTTATCCGCTTCCAACAAAGCCTTAATGATGTTTGTAGGATATATCATGTCCAAGTCAAGGAAGAGCACATGCGTATAATCTCCTGATAATGCATGCCCGACTATATTATTTCTCATTGTTGATATTTCGTAGCCGTTCTGAAAATATAACTGGCACGGGCACGGCCTCTCTAAATTGAAAAGACTAAGCGTAAACTCTTTTGGTACATCGCCCAGACTACATGGGACTCCTATAAGAATTTTAGCATCAATCATTATCTCAGGGTACTGTTCATTTATAATACGTTTTTCCTCGCTTGGTCTTGACTAGTACCAAGATAATATTTCGACAGTGATTCGTCCATAATTTTGACCAACTCATCATATGTAAACGTTGACACACTAACGCATCCCCTTCTTAATACGGTAAGCGGAGTACTTATTGAGATTGAAGTTCTTTGGTAGGGCAGACTGCGCCGGAGCAGCTACGTCCACGTCTCGTGGTGGCAATAGTTTTCTTTTTATGTTCCTCGGCATCCGAACACCTTTAGTCCGATTCATCCGGTTGTTCTCCTTTCTAAGAAAGGGGCGGTATGAATACCGCCCCATCTAGGTTTTCTATTCGATGTCTACGAGGCGAAGCGGCTGAGCGATACCGAGTTTTTCTTCGATTGCCTTCAACCGCCCGTCCATCGTTTTATACAGTTGGGTAATGCCACCGTAGGCAAGGAAGAGAGCTCGCTGGAGATTGAGCATCCACCCGGAGCCCGTGTTCTTCCTTTCTGCAATACCCATGGCTTCGAGTTCTTTCATGAACTCGATACGCATCGCGGGATTCTTGTTCCACTTTGAAATAACCGCGATGTCGTCGAAGTCGTCAAAGACATCAGCGGTTCCAGTGGTACCGGCAATGGCAGACGCCACATCCACTTGAATTCGTCCTTCGGACAGGATTCGGAAGGCTTCATTTCCCGTGCCTGCGTCCGATGTCCAAAAGACAAATTTTGTAGAAAATGACGCCGCCGCTGCCGTAGAAATGACCGCATCAATGCGTTGATCTACGACCTCTGCACCGGAACTATCGTTGGCGATGAACCGGATTCTACCGTGTACATCGTCCACAGCGGGAGATGCAGAGTCGTGCTTAATGTCCAGCACGGCACCCGTAGCACCAGCATTCGTGTTTTTGATGAGCAACACGCTGCTAGTCGTGGACTGCCTGATTTCGGCGGCCACATTGCTCGTGGTCTGGTCTATGGTGACCGCAACCCCGGCGTTGTTACTGTTTGGTTGAAACGTAATGGGCGCCCAAAAGATAGGGTCTCCCGTTGTTTGGGATAGCCCCGCACCAAACATATGCTCCCGAAGGAACACAATGTTTGGATTCTTACGTGCGTTATCGCTGGAAAAATCCGGCGCCTTCCCGGTATAGAATGTGGACATGATATTTCCTTTCTTCCCTACCTTCCCGCCTAGCGTGGGACGAGATTGCTCTCATCCCACGCCGAAGAAAGGGTTATTGACGGAACATCTTCGGATAACCGAAGGCAACATCCGTCGGCAGGAGGATGTTTGTCGACGGGTCTGTCCACATGCAGTTCGCATTGAACAGAATCAATCCGTCTGCTGTTTGGTCAATGTAAGTGCGTCCGAATACACAGAGCGCCTCTCCTGCTGTTGCCCCGGAGGCGGTAGTTCCCTGCGAATATCCGGCAGTGCTTGCAGACGGGATTAACGCCAAGTCCGTGGTCTTTACGGGGTTGTCATCCGTGTCGAAGAGCACAATGCCCTTCCCGAAGTACAATCCCCAAAACCAGTACTCGTCAGTCACCGCAATCTGCGCCACGCATACGGCGTTCTGGGTCGCCGCCGACGACTTTGCCACCCGCGCGTCTGTCATGACGACGTAGTCCGACGCCGTTGTCAATGCCGTACTGATTTTACCATCGTCAGAATTGACCCAGTAAACCTCGACGACATTATCGGACACACGAGAGGTCACAATACCACCCTGCCCCTGCGATCCCCCTGCATCAATCCACAAGAAGTACTGATGTCCCAGTCCTTGATTGTTTCCGGACTCGTAATCAGCATCTTCGAGGGCCGTTGCAGTAAAATCGCCCGTGCCGGTTACTCGGATGGTATCCGCTGCTGCGGCAGCGTCCACATCGGCATCAATAGCAATCCCGGTGTTGTTGGCTTTGACGCAGACATTTCCTGCGGACAAAGCCACAGACGCTTGCACGTAACGCCACAATCGCCCGTCTGGAGTTCGACCAATCGTCCCAGCTTTCATGGAGGGAGATGCCGACTGCTCCCAGACCTGCTGGAATTGAAGTTCAACCCACATCGTTCATCCCCTCCTTAGATGGTGGCGATGTCCGTAATGACACCTTGGCGATGGCGGTCATTACAAACGATTTGAAGGTCACTCTGCACAACCCCCATCACTACATCCTGCTTCGGGACGCATTTCCATCCTTTGAACTTGAAGTCCTGGGATGGACGAACTTGAAGCCACAGATGGTTGAGATTGAGGAAGTACATCTTGTTTGCTGGGCACATTTCATCACGAAGGAACGAAGCCTGATGCCATTCGATCGCATCAAAACCGACTTGTGCAAGCCGGCTATCTTTTGGATGCTGCCCTTCGAGGATGAGTTCAAATGTACTCCAGAGGTCATTATTCATCAGAACAATAACGTCCTCTGGTCGCTCATTCCCACGCCTTACCTTATTCAACATCTTGCTGATAAGTTCCAGCGTGAGTTCCCTATTTGTGCCGCCGTTTGAGTCCACCTGTGGAGTCCACCACCCATTACCGGTTACATCGTCCGTAGTGAATACGGGGTCTGCTGGGTCCAAGCCCGCATAAACAGATGTTGAGTTGTCTATGATGGCTTTCAACCCAATCAGCTCCGCGCCACTGGCTCCTGTACCGTTATAGGCTTGCGACCCCAAGGAGAACGCAAGGTCATCAATGGCACGGTCAATCTGGCCGTCCACAAGAGAAATCAAAACCAGTTGCTCGTTTCGAGAAAGACTCCTCAAGGAGTCCATGTTCTCGAGTACATCAATGTCAACACCGTGCTGAGCGCGCAGTTGTTGACCCGTGATTTCCATCACGCCGTATGCCGTGACGTACTGGAGGCTTCCAACAACGGTGTATTCTTGATTGGCGCTTTGGTATTCGCTGTACGCGTTAGCCAAAACGCCTGTAGGAATGCGTTTGGTCCAGAGCCCAAACTCGATTTTTTGACCGAGGGGCTTATCCCGCTTTGCTCTTTGAAGCAGCATCTTCATCAGAGCAAAGTTTCGGTCAATCAGCTTGGTGTTGGATGCAACCCAAGCAGTGCGCGTAATCGCATTGAGTTCGGAAATGAGAGACATTCCGTTCTCCTTTCACAGGCTCTCTCTAAAAGAGAAGCAAGAGAGATCGTGCTCTAAAAGAGCAGGAGTTCGGGATGTATCTCACTAGGGATACGATGCCATATAGGCATCGGCTCGGCTCCCTATCCCTTCGGGAGCCGAGAGTGAGCCTACGAAGCCCTTTTCTTTCCAAGGGCGTCAATCATCCGCAACATAACTTCCTGCCGCCGAGCAGATGCTTCCGGCGCAGAAAGTCTTGCGAAATCTTCACCGAAGTCCACTTCTGGAATGGAGGAACGCGGTTTGCCTCCCTTCGGTGAATTGCCACGAGCAGATTCCGAGACCGCTCGAAGTCCCGCAGAGTTAGCCTTCTGCTGGCGCGTCGCAACCCTCACGGCTACTTGACGGCCGAATTCCGCGCGAATAAGTCGTTCGGCCTCTTCAACCTGTCCTGTACCGTAAAGATGCAAAGCGGTAGTGAGGACTTGTCGTGCATTTGAATCAGCCAACTGAGAGGTGGGAACCCCATACAGTTCTTGGCTCCAACTTTCCACCTTGTTGACCAAGGCTTGTGTTTTCGCCGAGACTTGGGATTCATATTCACGTTGCTGTTCTCTTGCCAACATTTGTTGCACAACACCGACAAGCTGTTGATACTCCGGCGTTTGTGCAAGCAAACTCCGAAGGGCTTGCGGAGTCAAACCCAATTCGGAAAGTGCCTCCACTTCCGGGGATGCCCCCTGCTCAACAGAGGCTTGCACAGCGGAAGTAGTTATTCGTTGCTCCAACGCAGCAATGCGTTGATTGAGCGCCTCGATGAGGCGCTGTGCTTCCGCTGCTTCCTGCGATTTCCGCGTACCAAATGAGACCGCATGCTGATAATCAGCTTTCGCTTGGTCTCGCTCTTGAATAGCGCGCTGATATTGCTCCATCAAGCGCGCGACCTCAGCCCCGTACTGTTGCTGAATTTCGGCGAGGTCCTCGGGCACCTCTTCTTCCGCGACATCATCACCTTCGGAAACTGTATCGCTATCCTCCGGTTCAGCGGAATACTCTTCGGCGTCTTGGCTATCAACAGCGGTGGACGTGGAATCGGACCCCGCTTCTTCAGCAGGCGCTGTTCCCGTGTCGCCGGAGATATTTCCAAGCGCTATCTGCGACATCATCGCTTGCGCGGTTTCGCTCAAGTGTTCCGTACCGGGAATAGGACCCTGATTTCCAGATGTTCGCTCACCTTTCATCAGTGCCTCCCTTTCATTCGTTAGAAGCCACTCTGGCTTCTCATAATTCTATAATGCACCAGGTAGATATAGTTATTACAAAGAATTCTTAATCTTGAGGCGCGGACAATTGCTGAGCTACGCGTTGTGCCTCCTCAGGAGACATTGATGGTGGCGGTGTTTGTTGTTGAGGGGCGCCTTGTGCCTGACCACCCTGAGGAGAAACCGATTGCTGCGGTTGTGGTTGTTGGGCTTGCTGCTGAACTTGGGCAAGCTGCGCTTGAAGCTGGATACGCATCAACTCTGCTTGAAGCATTTGAATCTCATCAGCGATTTCCATCTTCCGGCGATAACGTTCGTCTATCGGCAGTTCCACGTAATCAATAAGGGCCAACGCATCCATTGCGCCTGTCTGCATCAGCTGAAGCGCAAAGTTCAACTTATCCATCAAGTTGGCAGGTTGCCCTACTTTGCTTTCGATTTGAATATCAAAAACGAGACGACGCATCCGCTCGTCCCAAGCTAGCCACTCTCCCATGTCTAATTCTCCTGTCCTGAGTGGGTCTAGCAATACCGCAAATTCCTGCAAGTTCCGCACTTCCATATAAGCTTGCTTTCTGTACGCCGCTTCTTGGAGCTTTGCCTTTTCTCGAATACGAACAAGAGCCGCGTTCTGCGATGCCGAGATAGCGATTGCTGGCGTATGAGTTTGCGGCATTGCCCCTTGTACCGTCTCATTGATGTTGGAAATATTCTTTACGGATTGCTCCAAGAACTGAACGAGCTGGAATAGCTGCGGTGGAACGCTAGTTCCCTCAATTTTACGGATTGAGTTTATCATTCCGCGAGGCACTTCGATGGCAAGGCCCGGCTGATTAGTAAGCCAATCTCTCAATAATGCGCCTTCTTCAAATACCCATTGGGAATTTGCCATCAATATCAAATTCATGACTATCTGAGATAACACTACGTTTAGAGAAACCTGGTCCCCTCGAATCGGGAGCACATCTCCGAAACCATAAGGGTCTCTTGGATCGCCGTAGTTTCTGAAAAACACAAAAGGCAAAAGTCCATGAGGATAGGGATTAGGTTGGTCCAATAGCAGTTCGTCTCCAGCGACAATGATATTTCTTCCGAATGGATGCTCTAATGCTTCATCTTGTTCGTGTTCTAATTCATACAGGGTCGTTCCGAAGAACCACATCTCATAAACATCAACGCGCATTCGCTTCATTGAGTCCGCCATCGCGGATTTTGGAACATATCCATCACGAAACGGAGACTTGAACTTTCTCTCTCCGAATAACCCTCCTTCATAATCCCATTCTGAATAGCCGGCGGACTCCACAATTTTTCGCATACGGGATTTGGACACGTTGTAGTAGTGCTGCAAGTCTTCCACGTCCATTGTCTTCCGAAACACAATATATTTCGCTGTGTCCAATAAATGATCGGAACAGTACGGGTCTATTAGCACATCGGGAGGATATACCTGCACAGCAGCAGGACGATTTCGCTTGGTATCCCAAGTGATTTTTCGCACGCCAAGACCAGCGACAACGCAATCGGACATCACTTGGCCAAGCAGAATCTCTTCATCTCGCCGTTCATATTCAGCATGAAGAATGTCCGTCAATCGCCGGGCAATATATTCATCTGACAATTTGTCCCCAATATTAGGGCGATACGGCATTTGGGCTTGATGCGCACGAATGAACTCTTCCGCTCGTCCTTGCCGGAAATCCGCCACAATGTAGGGAACCGGTCGAGCGTCCATCAAGAGCCCTTCGATGCTCCGGATTGTTGAAAACGTGATATTCCGCGTTGCCCGGAATCGCCATGAGGGCGCTTCGGAAGGTTCCAAGTCTTCGTCAAGCCATTGCTGCCCCTTGTAAAACTCCCACGATTCGAGGAATTGACGAACAAACCGTTGGTAGTTTGTCGAAGATTCAGCATCCTCAACAGCGGCTTTTACTGCCTTGACTATCTTTTCGTCGTCCTTCTCTCGGTCAAGATTCGCTATCTTGGACGTATTCGATAAGTCAAATGCACTATCAGCATTTCGACGCGGATACATCGGCGCCGAAAAAGTTCGTCTACGTGAACGACGTTTACCAAACCCTCGCTCTTCGTTCACGATTCATCTCCGTTAGAATAAAGAGATTCAGGGACTTCATCTTCAACGGAGGACTTGCCCTCCAACGCATAAAGCTTGTCCGGGTGATGTTCAGACAAAAATCGCCGGAGATCATCCCCCACTACATAACGACGCGTTTTAGGTGGCAACCCTAACTGAATGGCATCCCCATTCACGTCTCGAATAACAAGACCCTGTTGCTCTAGTTCAAGAACGCGCTTTTTTTGATTCGCACGATTCTCCGAAGAAATGCCAAGTATCCGCGCAATCTCTACGAGCGTATAGGCACGTTTAAGTCCCGCCGGAGGTACCTCCGGCGACATCCTCTCTTCTCCTTCGGAAGACTCCGTTTGCTTCGGTTCCTCTTCATCACCTACTTCTCGATACAACAAGAAGTTATATACGCCATTCTGGAAACGTAGCGTCTTTTCATAGAAACTATATTGAACAACCCATCCCTCACTAGCTAACCTTGAAAGTTCTTGGTCCAACCGAACGTAAAAGCTTGCCTCGTTCGATATGTACAGCGACGGGGCTTGTATTTCCAAACGGCGGTATTCAAAGCGCTTCATCACCAAGCTCCTGTTCGTTTTGATTCACCATCGAGTTTTGCTTCCATACGCTCTTCGTATTCGACTTCAGAAGCCTTCCTGTCCGTTATAACAAACGGCGCCCTCTTTGGCTTTGGTTTTTTTATTGTTATACGAATCTCATTCAACGCGTTCCTATAAAGATATAAACGAGCAACTTCATCTTTATCTAAACGACCTACATCAGACAAGCGCAACAAATTGAAATAGTCCTCCAAAATATCCGCAAGTCCAATAACCATTTCTTGTATTTGAGCGCCTTCTAGAAGTTCATCCTTGCCGGGAGTTCTTTCATTTGACACGGGAATATCCATATGTCCTCCTCAAACGTAATCAAGATAGGCGTAATCTGGGTGCCGGAGTTCCTCATGTGTTCTCTCGTACAGTATAGACTCTCGTTTTTCCATGTCAAAACGAAGTTGCTCCTGTGTTCTTGGAGCAGGCAACCTAAGGTGGGCGTAATAAGCAATTGCAAGCGCAAATGCAAGGTCATCATAATAGCCTACCTCCGGTTCCGTCTTCGCGCGAGGTCGCCCCTTCTTAGGTGCTTCTACTTTCCCATGCTCATTTGGGGCAAGCGCCATGCACTCTTTCAAGAGTATTTCATCGGGGCATTCAAAATCCTCCTTCCCTTCAAAAATCTCTTTAAAGCTATCAACAAGCTGCCTTCTAGTTGTTGTACTTGTTCTCAATCCATACTGAATAACCGGGCGATTCAGTTCGGGATGAAGCTCCTGCAAGGTAATAAGTCTAGTATAACCCTCAATATCTCGGACGCGCCTTATAACCTCTTGGCCAATAGAGTTACATTCAATCAAAATCTTGGCGTTGTTAAAGTACTTGCCCATAAGGGCGAGTTGCTCACAGAACTCTTCTGTTAAGGGTTTCCTATGGTCATTCCCACGAAGCCTGGCCACAACACGTAGAGGCATCCTTCTCAGTACTACCGCGGCGCTGTAGTCTCCAGAAGGTAGGTTTTCTGATACATCCACGCCAATAATGTACTCGGCATACTGAAACGGTTCCTCCTCGCCTTTCCTGCTCCATATCGCGACAAGGGGATGCCTTACCGGCTTCAAGTAGGGCTTAGATACCATCCCACCAACAACAAAATCCCCTGTCGCTGTGGGAGGAAACGCTTTCTTGATAAAGATACTCATTCGGCTACCACTCAAATAATTCCCCTTGGCATGCTGGAACGCCTCTTCGGGATTCGACGGATACTCGGTAAAGAATATGTTTTTATCCCCATTGCATTTGTTTCGGATTACTCTACGTCTCCAGTTCATCTGTTCTAGGGTGAGTCCGTATTGCTCCATAATGGCGCATTCATTACCGTATTCCGAGTCATATTCTTGACGTAAATCTTTCTCAAATTTATCTCGCTCTTCTGGTGTTCTAAAGGGGCGCGTATAAGTATCGTCCGTAAACCACGGCAGAAATATCGGATGATAATCGGACTTTCCCTCGCAGGCGCGTTCCCACTCCACGTGAAAGTAATCCCCTGCCTGCCTAGCCGTGGATTCAATGATGCACTTAGAGTTTGGCTTGTCTGCAAATGATTGCAGAAGCGACGTAAGAGAAGCCGAAGGATTTGACCAGAAGGCAAGTTCTGAAATGTGAAGGTAATGAGACGTCATGCCACGACCCAAACTACCAGTCGCATCATTGGACGCCTCCTGAGGAACAAGCACCTCAATCTCCGAGTTCAACCCTTTACGTCTATCAGAACCTTCTCTAAATACAAGCCGAGTCCCCTCTCGACGACCTGTTCCCATTACCGGCTTAAGTTCCTCTTCAAGACTATCGTAAAAGAACCGGTAGATGTTGTACAAGAGGGAACCCGTCGCCTTGTCATGAGCCATAATACAAGCTCGAACATTCCGTTCTGTAATAACGTCCGTAAAGAAATCCGCGGCGATATAAGTTGATATTCCCATCTGCCTCGCCTTCAAGCAGATTATTAGTAATGGCTCATCGGCTTTCTTTTGCTTCTTCAGTTCCTCGTGGAACTTTATTTGAGATGATTTCAATATAAGTAATTGTTGACTCCCGCCCTCTTTGGTACGAATCCAAAGGCAGTTCTCGAAAAAGTAAATTTTACGTTTCCGAATCGCTTCCTGAGCTTTTGTAGCTAGCTCAACTTTACTTGGTTCTACCTCACTGGATAGACGATAAAACTGGGTATACGCCTTTTTGAAGAATGAGACTATTTCTTCATCCGGCGTAACGAGAATATCTCGATTGATCATGTGCCTCTATGGTTTCTTTACGTCTTGGGGAGGAAATTCCAAGACATCCTTGGATTTACTCCCCGTCTCAGGTTCATTGGAAATCCACTTACGAACTGCATTGGCAACAACAGACCATCCTGCAACCACGTAAGGAGTCCAGTTGCCAAGATCAGTCTTCAGCACGAGTTCCGTTGTTCCAGTCAAAATAACCCCCACTGCGGCAACCGCTGCGCCGCGCAAAATCTTCTTGAAGTCCTTCTTGTCTAGGGTGAATCGTGCGGACATAATAAGCCTCCTTCACTCAAAGAAACCGACCCCTCTATTACTTGTAATGCTATAGCACGGTTCAATCATTACAATTATATAAGAGGCATCTCAATCTGAAAGGGAAACTCCTATGGAGAATAAACGAGAATCCGAAAAGGACAATTGGTTCGATACGACTCTGCTGAGGACTCTTATTTCGGCAGGAATTATCGCGTTAATCAGCGCGGTAATCCTATCATGGTCTACAAGCCAAAACTCAGTATCGAAAGCGGAATTTATAGCCTCTGTCGGCGAACTCAATAAGAAGATTGCAATCACAGAAGCAAACTACTCAGCTCTCCTCCAGCGTCTTGAAAGAATCGAATCTAAGATTGACGCTATTGACAACAAAATAGACGGGAGGGCTTCTCGATGAGGCGATTTACTCATGCAACCTTAGGTATATTTTCCTTGTGGCTTCTACTGGGTTGCGGAGACGATAGTCCCCCTACGCTACCAACGGCGGAAAAACCTTCCGTAACAGTGACTACGACCATCCCCAATGAAATCAAGATTGCAACATTAAAACTAGACCTTTTAGGGTCTCCGCTATATATTGAGATTCAACGCGATGGAATTTATACACAACCGCTAGCAAATGGAAATATTATATTTGGTGTAGTTTTCGAGGGCGTAATGAGGGCCACAAAGAATTATAAGATTGAAGAGTTCTCAATGTCTGTTGAGCCGATTAAATCGTCAACGCCTTTATCTCCAAATCCTGAGTTGGGTTCCTTTGGAGTGTACTATCCTAAGGTTCTCGCCGCGGGTCAACAAGGGACGTTTGCTTGGTGGCAGGAATATTTTACGGACGAATCTTTGTTCTATGGATTTACATATCGCATCATGATAACCGCAAAAGAAATATCTCCTATGGATGTAAAGGAAGAGGGCGTTGTGATAAAATAGGCTTGGAGGAATCGCAAAAAATAAAGCCGATGAACTTTTCCATCGGCTTTTTCTTTTCGGCGGGAAGAAGAGCCTAAACCCACCTAAACCCAAAGGTAATCAAGCTTATTTCTAATAGTCTGATTCGTACGGTGAAGCACCACCTTCACCGTATTTTCATTCTTCCCCTCTAAGTCCGCTACTTCGCGGACATTGAGATGGTCCAGGTATCGTGCTTTCCACGGTCGCTTCCGCGAATCCACGAATCCTTCGACCGTCTCCATAACCCTTTCGATGATTTCCTTTCTCTCCACTTCTTCATGTGGAGAGGCCACGACGCGTTCTTTCGTCTCAAACACGAGATTCTCACGAAATTCTTCGTCAAGAATCTCGTTTTGAAACAGGTACCTATCCTGTTGTCTCTTATTTTTTCTGAGAACATCTATAATGATGTTCTTCGTTATTTCATTGAACCAGCCCATAAAGGCTCCTCGGGCTGGATTCCATTGACCAATGCACGTCCAGACTCGCATGAACACGAGCTGGACGACATCTTCCGCATCGGGACGGTTCTTCAGAACTCGAAGGGCTTTCTGAAGAACCAACGGCTTGAGTGTTACGTACAAACCCTCAAACGCCGTCTCATCCCCCTCCAGAATACGACCCACGTATTCTGATACTTTGCCATCCAAGCTAGCCGCCGCGCTACTCCTTGACACTATCATTCCCTTCCTTCGGAAAAGGCGGCGATTGCCGCCAATAGAGTTCGTCTACGCCAAAGGCTCTTTCAATAAGCTCACTACATACTACGTAAGATAAGTCAAGGACGTTTCATTGTCAAGAGAACTTGTTCTAGAGACGACTCTTCAGGGGCTTTTTAGTTCATCTAGCCGCAGTCTATCCTCGAAGGCTCTGCCCGGGCCCTGAGTTGGCGTGCGTATATTAACGGCTGACGTTCATATACGCGCGTGAAAGGTCCATGTTAATGGCAGAGATTAAAAATGCCTCGCGCTGAGGGGGACGGTCTCAGCGCGAGGCAGGAGCAGCAGACATGGCATAGCGGGGAAAACAACCCCCGTGTAGTGTCTCCCTTAGTTAAGGCACTACGAGAGTAATTTACGCTGCCGGGACTAGATTCGTTACAGAAAAAGCCCCATGCAACTGGGACTCGCGTCATGGGGCGGAAGGAAATGTGAGGCAGAGAATACCATGGTGGTTTGCATTCTCTTGGGATATAGAGACGACGTTGGGCATTGACTCGTTACACCAGGGTCAAAAACGCACGTATTTGACCGTAGAGACGTTCGGAGGGGTTCGGGATACTTGGGGTACGAGGGGACGTGTTGGAACGCCCCTACGGTCAATTTTGTGCGTTTTAGAAGGCATCCAGCTCAAAGAAGCGACCGAGATTGGGGTTGAACCTGACTTTTGCAGTTCCTACGGGTCCGTTGCGGTGTTTGAGGACGATGATTTCGTCGGGTTCGTCTGGGGAATTGTATTCGTAGTATGAGGGTCGGTAGATGGCTAGTACTATGTCGGCGTCTTGCTCTATGGCGCCGGATTCGCGTAGGTCGGAGAGGAGAGGTCGTTTGGTGGCGCGGGATTCGACGCTTCGATTGAGTTGGGAGACAGCAATCAGGGAGACGTTGAGCTCGCTGGCGATGTGCTTGAGGGAGCGTGAGAACTCGGCGATTTCACGTTCTCGCAGCTCTATATTACGTTGTCCCTCTGGAATCATATATTGGATATAGTCCACCACGACCAGTTTCAGAGGAAATCTCTTTTGGATAAGGGCTCGGCATGTAGCCTCGATATAAGATATGGTGATATTGGCGGAGTCGTCCACGATGAGTGGCGTGTTAGCGAGCGCGGTTGCGGTAGTTTCAAAGTCATCCCAACGATGGTCTAGGTCGCCCATGAGGAGTTGGTGGGCATTGATTTTGGCTTCGCCGCAGATAATTCGCCTCCATACGTCGGCGTAGTTCATCTCGCAGGAAAAGATAATCGCGCCTTCATTCTCACGCAGGGCAACGTGAGTGGCTATTTGAAAGGCCAACGCGGATTTGCCCATTGATGGGCGTCCCGCCACAATCATCATTTGCCTAGGAACCAGACCACCAATAAGGTAATCAAGGGAGGGAAGTCCCGTAGGGACGCCCCCGAGGTTTCCACGGTGAATAAGTTCTTTCGTTTGAGCGATGGTGGTGGCAATCTGCTGCGCCGTGTTCGTGTTCGTGGCGGATGCGGGGGATTTTTCTTCAACCCGGCGGATTAGTAGTTCGACTCTCTCTTCGAGGTCTTCCATAGAGAGTTCCCAGTTCAAGGCGCCTTCTGCGATGCTACCTCCTAGCTCTATCAAGGACATGCGTTTGGAAACCTCTACTTGTTGAGAGAGATACCATTCTAGGTTTTCCCCGCAGAGATACACGTCCGTTAGGTGGTACAGGTATTCCAGCCCGCCCGCCTTGTCAAGAAGCCCCTTTTCTTTCAAGTGTTTTGTCATGGAAAAGAGGTCAATGGGAATCCCCAGTTGATGTAGTTCCTTTATCGCTTCCCAGATTATCTGGTTTTTGGACAGCCGGAACACCCGTCCTGAAGTTGGCAATCCCGCCTCAGCAATGGTCAGGTGCTCTTCGGAATGGAGGCAACAGCTGAGGATTGCCATTTCGATTAGGTATTCGGATTCACTCATCTCCGCCGGCAATAAGTCAGTGTTGGGTATGTTGGGTTTGCGCAACGGCTTGGACATGGTGCTCTTCTTTCTGATGTTCCTCATTGGAGTCTCCTTTCAGTCCGTGGAGGAAGTTGGCAATGTAACGATTGATGTCTTGGATTTGTGTCCGGTCGTGTCCGAAATGGTTCACGGCGATTCGTGCCACATGGTTACGGAGGTCGGGGTCTTCGAGTATTGCATCCGTTAGGCCGAAATCGTCGTGGATTGCGAGAAGGAACTCCTCGAACTGACTTTTTTCTTTTGGGTAGGCTTCGGCCTCGTAGTCGAGAATCACGCGTTCTCGCCGGTGGCCGTCACGATAAGGAGTGCCGAGGTTTGATAGCGCTCGTGTTATGTGATGATACCTATCGGCGGTGTTGACGAAAAAGTTGTGGAAGTAGTTGAAGTGCTTTACGGGCATCCTCATTGGGTTCTTGTTGATGTCATAGTTCCCCAACGCCTGCTGGAGGACGTCGGAAAGGTTCTTATACGGGACGCCGCTTTTCTCTATCTCCCTCAGGGCAAGAATCGTTTCGGATTCTTTGAGCGTGTGCGTCAGACCAAAGGCGCGCCGCTCTGATGGAAGGAACCGAGCTTGCCACTCGTTCCAGAGTCGCTCAGCATAGGGAATGCTTCGTCTCTTTCCGCGTCGGCGAGGCGCAGCAGGCGCGGACGAAGCGGCGGGCGCGGGCGGCACGGCGGCGGCGGAAGTTGAATCTTGTTCTACCGTTGGCTCAGACGCATTCGAGGCGGAAGAGTACTCGCCCGTACCTTCAGCCGATAGTCCACTCGATTTCGAGTCAAAGGAGGCCTCCTCTTCGTCTCCTTCTTTCGACCGCCCTTCTCTAATGTTTTCTGGGCCCTGGTCCGAGGACTGAAGAGAATTACGAAAGGGCTCTGACTCCTCTTCGGCCGTACCGAAAGCGGTTTTGACTTCCGAATTGGTGTCGGGTCTCTCGACCCCCTCCGATACGCCACGACCCTCTCGAACGTTCTCATTCTCTTCGACTACCAGATGACCCACGTCTGGTCCCTCTGGTCTTTCTTCTTTTTCTTCTTTTTCTTCTTTTTCTTCTTTCCCAGGGTACCCAGGGTACCCAGGGTTAATAGGGTTAATACCAGGGAAGGGGGTAGTAGGGGGAAACCCATCAACCCGGTCTAATTGGTAGACCTCCCCCCGGTCTAATTGGTAGACCTCCCCCCGGTCTACTGAGTGTACCGGGTCTACTGGATGTACCGGGTCTACTGAGTGTACCGGGTCTACTGAGTGTACCGGGTCTACTGAGTGTACCGGGTCTACTGAGTGTACCGGGTCTACTGGATGTACCGGGTCTACTGAGTGTACCGGGTCTACTGAGTGTACCGGGTCTACTGAGTGTACCGGGTCTACTGAGTGTACCGGGTCTACTGAGTGTACCGGGTCTACTGAGTGTACCGGGTCTACTGGATGTACCGGGTCTACTGAGTGTACCGG